GTCCCTAGCCAACCGCCGAAGCGGCTCATGTCAAGACGTGTTGTCCAAAAGGGACTACTAGCCTTGACATCGTCATAGGTGGTGCGTTCGATGGACCGAACAGCAAAACCCCTGTTACGTACCATTCCCTGCAGGCATGACAAGTATGCACCCGGCCAATTCACATCGGCCTTGTACTCACAAGTCAAAATCCTGCCACTCTTAAACGTAAAGTGCCAGAATGATATCTCCCTTTTCCGGGGAGAGAAAACTCTGTACGACCACGTATATGAGGAAAACATACCATCACCGCAATGTCTAACCTTCTTAATAGAAGGCTCGAAGCTGCGCGACGATATGAGATCTTCAGTAACGTGTATACCCGCATCGTCAGATTCGAAATTAGGCACAGCATACCTCCTGTGAACGTTTATACTTTCGTATAAACACGCACAGAAACGGTATAATCTAATGCCGCTTCGAGCTGACCAACGGATAATACGATTAAGAAGAGAGATACGATCCTGCTGTGTTACCAAAGAGGTAACAAAAACAGGCCGAACCATGGATCCAGTATGCCAATCGGCACCACAGGATTCACGGAAGGGACCTTCAAAGAAGGTCTTGTCTTCATTGATCAGGAACCCAATGTCCGTAAGGGCCTTGGATACTACAGGGAAGCATGATTCGATGACGATTATGTCGTCTCCAAATACTGCAAACCTGTTCTGACCAATTCTGTCGTTCAACGCAACGTTACAATGCTTGTAACATGCACAAACGATAGAGCTGAAAATAATTGTCTGCAAGGGAAAGGTAAAACCATTTCCCATCGTTGATATCATCTCAAGTTCGAGGACCTCCCCTGAAGGGAGTTCAACAGAACCTGTGCGGATAAGGCATAACCAGTTATACCACGACTCCGGAAGGAGGCGTTTGCATAACTGTATACCGACCATATCACTTGCACTCTTGAGATCAAGAGTACAATATAAAGTATGGCCCAACGAACCTAACCGAGCAAGCTCCCTGTTAATGTCCGGTTGGGTATCGAGATAAATCCCGATGCCTTTAAGGACATCTTCAAGGAGGGACCCGGTTGCCAGCTGCAACATCATGTTAACAGTTGGTTCGGTTGCGACAGTTCTATCAGTCTTAAAAGACTTCGGAACAGTTGTAAGACGGGAATTGCACTTACAGTCACTTTTCCCATGCACCTGAGTGCGGATAAACTCCGCTTCAGTAGCTAGGGGGTCATAACTTATTAGGTTACGATAAAGTGTGAGTAGATCAGACCGACTATACGTAAGGGGGCCATCTGCCACCTTATGATAGAAGTCCGGACCGCTAGCCTTTCGGCCTGCGCCCGGACCAGGTCTGAGTCTAGATGCGACCATCCCTAAAGGGACAGTCACACCGACGGTATGCTGGAACCAACCATAGATGAGGCTTTGGGCCTCACCCAAGATTGTGTTACAGAGGCTGTCTGAGAGAAAACTCTCAGATCTAGCTACATTTTGGTCAGCCACTCTGATATTTGATGCCTGTAGAGACATGATAGCAGCATTAGCTCTATCATTGTCAGATACAAGCCCAGAGATACCAGCTTGGCCGACAAAACGTTTAATGAGTCCTTGCAGTTGGGAAACAACAAAGACGTCATGGCTAGAAATACAGTCGCTAACCTTGATAGACTCAATTGCGTTGACAAACCTTTGCGGGTCTGTCGAATAGCAGTCGAGCGTGTCATGATTAAAATACCTTTCGAGTGAATCTCGAGTGTCCTCAATGTAAGATACTACGAGGTGATCAAAGAGCGACTTGCCCATTTGCCTTCTCCAGTTAACGCATACAAAGAGACAGACGGCTACCTTTATAGGACGCCGTTCGTCAAGGTATCCATGATTCCTTGCCCCTGGTTGGAAACTAATCCACCAAGACAAGACATCAAGGCTTTCAGTTCGGCAATATCATTCCCTGTACCAACTGGTACAACGAAAGTGATACGTGCCATACTGACAAGATTCTGAACATTCGAATACCCGTTAAGGATGTTAACACCCTTGCGAAGTATTACAGTATATTCATTATTACCTGTTTGTACAAACTGCCCCGTCGTACCATTACGAGCACCGGGGACCTTCAAGGTCTTCGGGCGACGTATGGTCATCGTAAAGGGTTTCTCAGGTGTATGTGCAGATGCACCTACTTGAGTACCACCCAAGGCGGTTACAGCCCACTGCTTAGAGTTGACGTCAGGTGACGTATCAACAGTAAGCGTATATGTGGGCGACGTTAAACCAGTGATGGCAAGGCCAGTCAATGGTGAGCTAGGTGAGAACATTGCTATTCCCCATTTGGGTTAAAAGAACGAAGAAAGAAGTCTCTTCCCAAGACTTAACCTGCTTGCAAACTGCTGAACCAGCCCCGCTATATTTAAAGTCTTCGCAGCCGAAAGGTTACTTAGACCATTAAGTTCTAGCGAAGGCAAGGTATCAGGAGATACAAGCCGGGAAAATCGAAAGGAAGTACTCTTGGCCTTACCGCCCACACCAGACACAATGTTGTTTGAAGGATACGCGTATGAAGGCGTATCTTCTTGCTCCAATGTGTCTTCGACAGCAACAACACCCCAACCCATTACAAGGTTGGAAGTGGGGTTACTGTAAGCTTGGATTACATCGCCAACATTGGAGAAGTAATCGATAAGGAAGCTGTAAGGTATTAGCTCCCATACTGCTGGAAGAACGTTAGACCAAGTTAACCCAATTACTTGGGCACTTGACGGATTATAAGGTGGCATACGCGTATCAAACCTCGCTCCACAACGGAGCGATACAAGTCTAGTACG